CTTGTGGATTTAGGGAAGAATATCCGGTAATTAATTGAAAATTGCCATTTTTGTTTAAAATCAATTTATCAATTCTTGGTACAAAATGAGAATATGAGATTACAGTAGATTCATTAGGTGATACAACTATTTGGATATTTGATTGTGAAGTTGAAAAATTTCTACTAGAAAAATCAAATGGTGAAGCAGACGATGATACAAATTTAGACACTCTTGGTCTAAAATCTAAAGTATCGGAAGATCTAATGTTATTCTTTAATATTGGTACATCTTTTTTAAAATTATCTGAGTTGTAACTATTTGCAGTATATAAGTCTCCAGAATCAGATTCTGAAACATCAAAATAATTAAAAATAACTAATAATTTTTTGGCAGGAGAATTTGTTCCAAAATTTCTAACTATTTTAGAATAATCGTAATATTGATCTTTTTGTCCTTTATCTAATGTAAAATCATTTGTCCTGTTTATATAAACTCCAGAAATAACACTCAATACTGAAGTTGATATTTTTGATTCTTCAAAATTTACTATATCATCATTTTGAAATTTATTCGAATTTAAATAAACAAATCGAACGTTAGTTCCCTGAATTTCTACAATTTGCCCACAAGCCTCACTGGATGATCCAAATATCTTTTCACCAATAATTGCTCCAGATATAGATTCAGATGGGAAAACTATTGTATCTAAAATTGGCGATTCTGAATTTGAAGATTCGTATATTGCTAAAATGTTAGAAACATCAGCAACATTCAAACATATTTCATCATCTTCAACTCTAGTGCCATAGTAAATACTAGTTGTTAAACCACTAGTATTATTAGAAATTCCTAAAGATGTTTTACTAATTAATAATTTTTCACTTCTCTTATAAATTTTTGTTTTATTATTAATAAGATTTTTAGTAATTGTGCAAATTACAGCAACTCCAGATTGAGATGTTTTGAGACCAGAAAAGGTTATGGTAGATGCACTATTATCAAACTGTATTTTATCTGCTGTTATTTTTTCTATTGTTCCATCAGAATAAAATATGGAATATCTCCCTGCAGAAAATGGTTGGAAATATCCATTGGATATATTGAAATCAGAAGAAACGGATAATGAAAGTGTTCCTAAATTTGAAGTGGACTTTTCTGTTACTTGTTTTGTTACTGTTATAGATGATGACGATAAATTTACGGAAGAAATATTCTTATTCGGCAAATTCATGAATAGACTTGATTTATCATTATTTTTAATTGTTGATTCGCCCAATAAAAATGCTGAAGAAACTGAAGAGGATGTTGGTATAGCACCATCACAAACATTTGAAACTGTCGCAACCCCAATAACGTTCATACTTAAACCGTCTTCACTTACAGATATAACTTTATTATAAGTTTCTGTAAGAAATCCAGATCTTTGATATCTAATAATAGAATCAGTTTTTATTCCAACAAAACTTTTTCCTGGAGATATAACAGTACTTATACCAGATACTGATGTTTGAATAGTTATGGTGTCTGAAGGACTAAAATTAGGAGCAAGATTTTTTTGCAAGAATACATCTGCCGAAAAATCTGTAGATAATCCAGATAAAGAAACGTCTGATGCTTTTTGATAGACTGATTTTATATCTTTTGGACCATAAACTTTAATACTTTCTATCCCTCGTATTAAATTTTTATTATTATTAAAAATAATTTGTTCGTTCTTTATAAAAGAACCAGAAGTTTGATATAAAAATATTGTATTTCCATTATTTGGATTTTCTGCAACATAACCAGAAGCTCCACTATTTAAACCTTTTACAAAAGAAGATTTTACTACTTCATTAGTAACGTTTGAATTTACAGTAATAGTAGTATAAGTTTGAAAATCATAGACATATAAATTCCATCTACTAGACGCATCTGAATATGACCCATCACTAATACCAAATGAATATGCCCTACATTTTCCTATAGTTGTTCCTGCACCCGAAATATTACTAGTTTTTCTATTATTGAAAAATTTTAATTCGTAATTATTATTTAAACCAATTGCCGGAGATCCGGAAACATTATTCAGAACTATCAAATTACCCATCTCAAATAAAACAGGTGAAACCGGAACAGTATTTACTACTCTTGTTTTTCTAGCATCTAATATTGTAGTAGATGATTTCTCTATATCATTTCCACCTACATATGCTTTACCTGAAGAAATTTTAACACAAAGTAATTCTTCATTTGGAGTATTATTTTGTTCTGTTTTTTGATTTGCTTTAAATATACCTTTTTGATCCACTAAATTATTTAAAGAATCTTCAACTGAAACTGAGAATGGACTCAATGCAAAGTTTCCTGATTGCTCGTAAGTTCTTTTTGCTATAAAATCTTTTATTAGAGAATAATCAGTAGTTTCTTTTATTTTTTTAACAACTCCTCCAGTAATTCTTAATATTTCTATAAAATTAGTATCTTGATAATCTGTTAGTAACTGTTTTGTTAATTTAGTTTTTAATTTAAATCTATCTGCACCCGGTGCAGAATAATTTGTAAATCCTTTTGCATTATCATATAATGAAGAATCATCATATGCTGATAAAAATTCTTCTGATACTGATAGACCAATCCTATATGATGGAGTGTTACTATATTGATCTAATATAATAGTATCTTGGGAAACGGTGACAAATAAACCTCTTATAAAATAAATACCAGGAGAAATTGAAACTGCAGACCCTGTAGCAGTTGAATTTGCATCTATTAATGATGCAACAGTATTTCCTGAAGTTATAGTTGTATTACCATACTTAACATTATCTAGTGTAGTTAAAGACTCACCATCAATAAAACTTATATTTTCATTGTTTGAATTTGAATTTAAATATTTTACATATAACGTAGTTACATTTTCGCTAGAATCATTTCTTGAAATGACATTTTGAACTATGGCAGTAACCTGAGAAATATCACCTATTAATCTCTTCCCTATTAATTCTTTATAGTAAAATTCTACATCTAAACCTAAATGAATCGGACTTATCTTAACTGCATAATAATTTGGGTCATAAGAAACCTCTCCAGGAACAACAACAGATCCATCTTTAAAAATACTTTTCCCTAAAGATGATATTTGTTCTTGTAATATAGATTGTAAAGTGGTTAGTTCTCTTGCCTGAACTGGATAACCAGGTTTAAATAAAACTTTATAAAAGTTTTTAGATGCATCAAAATCATCAAAATATGGTGATACGTTTAGGTTTGTTTTTGCCATTTTAATTTAAAATTCCAGTACGATTTTAATGTCTTCTTTTTGTTTTGGATTACGATTGACAATAGGTCTACTGTCAATATACAATACTTCACCAGATCTTCTATTTATTTCTGGTTGAGAAATACCATTAACAAATGATGAATTTAAATTAATTGATGATGTATTGGATAAAACCAAAACAGATTCTTGAAATGTTGGATCAATTGCAGCACTAAATCCAGAAGAAGTAGTTATTAAACTTCCCGCAGTTGAAAATCCTATTGGATTTCCTTGAGTAAAAACAGTTTTTGAATCTTTTTGATCATATGATAGATCATTATAATATAAAGATCTATCTATAAAATATTTTAATACTTTTGTTTCGCTGTCATATGATGCAATATATCCAACAGCAGTTCCAACTCCGGTTATTGATTGGAAAATCTTTGCTCCAGGGATTGCCAACTCTGGGGATGAAACTGTACTTGCGTTTAATTTTAATGAATATAAATTTGAAAAAGTGCTATTTGTATAAGTTGAAGTTGCAGATCCAGCAACTGTTGGGTTTTTAAGAATCCCTATTTGGGCAAATTTTATATCAGTTGGAAAATCTTTTGTAGAATCGTCAAATCTAGCATAAACTAAAACTCTTTCACAACCTAATTCTTTGTATATATCAAAACCATGACCTCTAGATGGTGGAATTATTGGTATTAAATGTGCAAAAGATGTTGCACCTTGATTTATTGGTGATAAATCAACTCTACCGTAAGTATAATTTTTTCCACCACTAGAAACTAAAACATCATTTATTTTACCACCCACAACGTCAACAATAACTTTAGCTCCTTGTCCATCACCTAATACATCTAAAGACGCTGTTGATGCATTATATCCTGTTCCGGCATTTTCTATATAAACTTTTTTTATTTGATTATCGTTTATTAGTGAATCTCCACTAGTTCTAACTGCTTTAATGTCTGGATCATTTGTAGTTTCCCAATCCGCTGGAACTGGTATATATTCAATAGAATCAAATTTAATAATATCACTTGGAGATACTGTAAAAAGGTACTTCCAAACATATCCATCTCCACTTTCCCCAGCTCTAGATGGTTCCAAATCTACAAAAGAGGGTTCATCTTGGGAAGGATTTCCCAATCTGTTGGTAGATTTAGATCCATTATCTATACACAAATACACTCTATAATCTTTATTAATTACATAGTAATTTGCATCATATAATCTATAAGAGTTTGTTTTTGGAGAAGGATTTTGAACAGAATAATCATGGCGATACATTTCATATATCGTATTCTTTTGCCACTCAACTTTCCTTATTAGTCTTCTTATATTATCTGAAGTTATTCTTTTGCCAAATAAGATAGTATCTTTGAAATGGTCCAAATAATTAAAACTATCTTCTGGAGTTGGAATAGAAGAGTCCCAAGAAGTTGTTCTACCAAATCCTACCTGAGTGGGATTTGGTAGACCTAAAACTACGTAATAAGAGTTACTCGAATCTCTGACAGAATCTAGAAAATTTTTTGAATTTAATACTCTAAATTGATCAGTAACTATTGCCGCCATTTATTACTTTATACCATTTTAACTATATTTATAAATCATTCAACAAATATTTTAACTAAACTACCAAGTTCTCTCAATCCATACCCACGTCTTTGGATTGTTGGGTGCGTAGATAATCCAGTAGATGCAGTATATCCACTTAGACCTATAGAAATAGGGGAAGAAGATCTTTTTAAATTACTAAATCTACCCCAAGAAAACTTACCCCTTGGGACTAAACCAGATGTATTAATTCCAGAAATATTAGTTGTATTTGAAATATTGCATATTAACTCACCTCTTAAACTTAAATCAACGATACTATGAATTTCATATACATTATCACAATAAGTAGTGCCTACTGAAATAATACTAGAACCGTTAGAATTAATAGAAGTAACTCCATTTCCGACATAAGTGTCAAACACATGTATTGGATATCCAACTTTTAAAGTTTCAACTAATGAATTTTGATCATATGAAGTAAAGAATTTAATTGCAAGATTAGTTCCTATTCCAGGACATGTTGTAATTCCAGTAATTATTCCAGCAAATCCCTCAACAAATTGAATGTTATCTATCATTTCATGTTTATATGAAGGCATAGGTGCAATAATTTGCGGAGGATTTACTGAAGTATATCCATAACCAGAATTGACTATATCAAAAGGAGATGTAATTGTTCCAGCAGAAGAAACAGTTGCGTATATAATTGATTCTGTAGTAACTCCTGGCGTCGAATTCATTTTTAATAATATACTACTTCCAATTCCGATATAACCACTTCCACCGTTAACAATATTAATAGTAGAAATAGTAGATCCTGAAGAAACAGTAGCAGTTAATGCGGCAGAGACCTGAGTTATAGGATCTACAATTAAGGCATCAAATGAAGAAATATTTAAATCAAAGTTATTTTCTTCATAATTAAAAAATTGTGCATCATCTACAAATATTTCAGTGTCAGAAGAACTAAATGATTTTATTATTTTCGCAGTTGGAAAAACCATAGGTTCTAAAGAATCTCTATCTTTATATTGAACAATTTCGTTTGTTATTACGTCAGTTTTTTGTGGAATTAAATTCATCGGTTTTGCATTTAATTCATCGATTCCTTGCCCCAAATAAACTCCAGTTTCAAATGTATCAGAAGATGTAATATACGAAATTACTCTTTGATTTTGATCTAAAGATAAAGGTATTCCATTATTTTTCTTAATTTGTACAGTGTCTCCTGGTTTAATTGTTGGATAAACTGTTATTTCTATACTATCAACATCTTTAGTTCCCCTATAGAAGAATATAGAAATATTATCCTCTGGTTTAGGTGGTTCAAAAAACTTAAATGTGGTCCCTCCTTTATATTCATAAGAAATACCAGGTTCTTGCATAACGCCATTAATAAAAATGAGTAATATTGTAGAAAAATCTATTATCGCAGAAGCTGGATCAGTTTTACTGCGTTCAAAACTTAATAATTTATTATCCCGTATTAATGGGAATCTTGTTCTTACATTATTTTGTAAAGATTTTATACTATCAACAAAATCAAATTCGCCAACTTGCCATGAAGCAAATGTATCAGATCTAACTTCAGTTACAGTAAATATAAGTTTTTCTAATGGTGATGAAAGACCTTGTGCTGTTGTTAATCCCGAAACCGTAAATATATCACCCAATTCAAAATTATAACCAGGTTTAGTGATAATAAAATCACTAACATATGAAGATGTTGAACCAATACCAGTTGTTTTTTCCGATGGTGAAACTTCTATTGTTATAGAAAGACCTATTCCAGTTGCTGTAGTATTTCCTATAGAAGGTCTATATATTCCTTCTATTTTTAAGTTTTGGTAAGAAGGATCTGAAATTGATACTTGTGGATTTGCATATCCAGAACCACCACTTATAATATTAAACTGTGTTATTGAACCACCCGATCCAACACTAGCAGTAATAGACGCAGCAGATCCGGCATGTGAGGTATCAGTAATTGCTACAGAAACTGTATTGTAATATCCAGAACCTCTAAATTCGTCTCCAAAATCAAATCCAAAAGAAGTTGTTAATGCCGAGGTATTGGTTGTTAGTTTTGATAAAGTTATAGAATTGATGCCTATATTGGATACTAAAGTATCGAATTGTAAAATATCAGTTTGGTTTGGTACTTTCAAATTTACATATTGTGGAACAAATTTTATTTCATCGATATATTTGTTCAAAATATTCATAACTTTTTGATTAACTTTAATACTATCGGTATTAATTCCTGTAATTATATTTGTAGTAACTCCAATATTTCCAGTTGCCGCTAATCCAACTATTATTGAGGTTGTAAAACCAATATGACTAATAGATCCACTTGTACCAACTCTAACATCTAGAACTTCAGAAGGAACACCAATTAATGGAGCATAACCATAACCACCAGTAAAAGCTAATGAAACTAATACACCACCTCTAGGCAAATCATTTTGATTTACGTCATAATCAACAGTAAATGTTTCTGAAGTATTTGGTAGCGTTATCCCTTTAAATCTTATACTAGAAATTCCATTATTTGTTAATGTTTCATAATTGTTTCCAGTATTTGTTTGTGTATCTGGTACTTGGAAAATATCATTAATAAGAAGAAGATTATTTCCTGCTTGAGCATCAGAAACAACTTTGTCATTTTCATATAATGTAAATGTTCTACCGATACCTGTAAATTGTAAAGATATATCATCATAAATTCTATTAATTGAATAATCTTTTTTCAAATAAACTCTTCCATTGAAAGTTGATTTTGGCAATGGGAGGTAATTATCTGCAAATAAAGCGTTATTTCCTTTTCCATCTGGAGCTTCAGAGAACCATATTTTATTGCCAATAATATTATAGGCACCTCTATATATTCTTACAGATGATCCATCCAAGTGAGTGCTTCCAATTGATCCTAAAGATCCCCTATTAACATTACATAATTGGAAAGTTCCAATTCCACTAATTGGACCTGATGGAGTTGTTCCAACACCAACACTAATTACAGTCATATATTCAGTATTAACTTTAAGAATATCAATTGGTTGAATTGATGATATTCCACTTAAAGAAATAAATGATGTTCCTGCACTAACCAAACCGTTAAAATTTCCACTTAAAGTTTTTGTTAATGGTGTATAAGTTAATGGAGATTGCATGACTCCATTAACAGTTAACACAGTTTTTTCAAGTTTCTTTTTCATTTCTAATCTATGAACATTACCAGAACCATAATTGGTAAATGTAAATCCTATTCCATTTTTAGTTCCAGTTATAGTGAAATTATTTTCTCCTATTTTTCTTGCATAAACTGTAGATGGGCAAATATCAGTTACAATACCAACTTGATATGTTTGTCTAAAAGTAGTACCAGTGGAAACATTATTCAAGGTAACCGAATAATTTAAGTTATTGGAATAATAAACTATATTATTCGAGGATGGAATAACTTGTGAAGATGTTATAGAATTAATTCCTATAGAAACTATTGATCCATATTGTGTATTATTTCCAGAGAATATTCCCGAACCAATTGCCAATACTGCTGTATTTGCAATTCCAGTAATAACAGTAGAACCAGAAGAAACACTACCTACAAAATAAGTATAAGTTTTTCCAATACTAGTTACAGATGTATTGTCTGGAATATTGGGTCCATAAAACACATTAGAACCTGTGGATATTAAACCTTCAGATGAAGCTATTCCAGTTACAGTTTTAAATCCAACGATAGAGTCTCCTACAAAATATGTTCCACCAACAACAGTAGTTCCTATTCCAATTGCACTTGCAGCAACACCAATTAAAGTAGATCCTGAAGTATAAATTAATTCCTCATTATCTTCAAAAAAGTGATTAGTTATAGTAAATATTCCAGTATTTGTATCAAGTTGTTTAATATTTTTTGGATTGAATGTTTTTTCAAATATGGGAGTTCTATTCCAATTTAAATCAAAATCTAATCTATCTTTTCCAAAATTATTAATTGATCCATATTTGTTGACATATAATCTTTCTCTTGAAGGACCATATGATAAAATATCAGGAATATTAAATTCGTCATTTTCGGCATAAAGAAATTGGTCAATTGATTGAACTAATAATTCTGTAGAAGTAAAGTTAGATTCTGGATAGAAAATTAACTTAACTAATGATCCATCATTACTGGTAGAAAATGTTCCCAATCCTGAAGAAGTTCCTACAGTAATAAATGGATCACTTTGCAATTTAGTATTTACTTGATCACTAACTATTAAAGTTTGATAAACTGAAACGGTAGAACCGACTGAAATTCTTATCAAAGATTTTAATACAGATTCTACGGAACTATCAAAAGTTTTAATCGTAGTTATTCCAGTAATATTCAAATAGTCACTTTCAATTTTTGAAGTTTTTTCTGATCCTGGTATTTGATCTTCAACCAAAAATCTATGTATTCCTTCACCAAGTTGAGTATTTCCGATTGCAACTGTTTTTGTTTTTATTGCAAGATTACTAGATGTATTATTGGTAAAATTCAAACTCAAAACACCTGAATTTTCCGTTAAAGCAAAAGTTCCAATATAACCAGCAGAAAAACCACCCAAATATTGACTAGAATCAAAATAAAATTCTGCTATATGAGTATTTGTTCCATCATAAGTTCCAACAACCTCATAATAATTTAATGAGTAGTCATCAAGATTTACTATTAAAGAAGATGAGTGTATTGTATGATAATCACTAGATAATGCTCTAAAAACCGATGTAGTAAATCCAGATTGATTTTTTACCGTTCTTGCTTCACTAAACAATCTAAGAAATCCATAATCAGTAATTCCAAATCCAGTAACATTAGGTAAAGTGAAATATTCTCTATAAATTTTTAAATTATAACTAGTATTATAAGGATCTGTGGGTGTAAATTTTAAAGTAGGATCTCCTACATTATTTAATTCTCCCTGAAAATATCCAAGATTGAAATTGGTATAAAGATCAGATTTATTTAAAGTATATGTATTTTTAAAGTCATTTAAAACAACTAAATCTGAAACTTGAAAAGACCTTTCATCTAATTCATTTTGTGGTATGTTTGAAACTTGAACTAAAAATTTAGAATAAAATCCAGCAATATCATAATTAATAGTTTCTAAAAATTCATCTTTATTAAATTCTGAGCTAGAAAAACTATTACTAATGTCATCTATTTGCAAAACTCTGTTTGATCTACATTCTATATAATTACTTAATTTTTTATTCAATAAACGAATATTAGAAGATGATCCTGCAAGAGGTTCATAATCAAATACTAAATCGTAATTTTTAATTATATCAACTCTTTCGCTATTATCTAAATTTAAAACAGTTGATAAAGATGATGTTCCACCAATAGATGTTTTTGAAGAAGAACTAAATCCAATTTCTCCAAAATTTTTAGTTCCTATAGGGTGAACAAGTTTATTGAGAGATTCTGCAAATTTATCATATTCTATAGTACTTTTAATTGAATATGATAAATTTTGGTAATAATCATTATCCGGTAATGCTTGTGTCTCAAAATTTAATTTTCCAGTATCATTAACCCACCCAATATTTGCTCTACCAAAAGAAGAATAATTAAATCTTGCAGAATAATCAAAAACGTCAGAAATTACTGCTTTTGACCCAGAAGCAGTTCCTTTTATCGTATCAAATCGTTTAATTTTATCTGTTGTATTGGAAACATTAATAGAATTAAATAATAAACTTTTAATTTGAATATCTGTTGGTACATCATTAACATATAATTCCTCACCGTCAACAAAATTACTTTTATTTTGAATTATTTCAAATATCGGATAATTCTTTTCATTTATAGCAGAACTATATGTAGTTTGACTTATAACTGGTACTCCCGGATTAAGAGTATATGGGGATATTTCATATTTTAAAACAGCACTTCCTGGATCATTGATAAATTCAACAACTTTAAAGAAGTTATATCCATGATCAGCAGAATTAAATCCATCTCCAGGAAAAGTAATATTTCCAAATTCATCTTCAGAAGGACCTTTCTGAACACCTTCAATAAAAACATAATCTCCAGGGACAAATGGTGGAGTAGTAAATCCAAAAATAGGTGGAGTTCGAACATTCGCATGTACAACACCATTTACTGTAGTAGTTACACCAGTAATAGTGACTCCATTACTATTATTAATAGTATACAATCTATGGAGAGACGAAGATAAACCTTTTGGTCTTGAAATTATCTTAACAAATCCAACAGAACTTCCATTTAATCCAAGTTCAATTATACCTGGACTAACAGTTTTTCTAGATAATGTATCAACTAAAACAAAATTTGGAGTTGATATATAATTTTTACCACCATCAACAACATTAATTTCAGTTATTTCTTCATTGTTAGTTAATAATAGTAATCTATTTAAATTTGCTGCCGGTCTCAAAGTGTTATCTGATGGATAATCAAATCCATCATTTAAAATTTCAATTGATCTAAATTTTCCTATTGATTTAGATTCTATAGAAATTAATGCATTATTTCCAGGAATTCTTTTAGAATATGAAGTATTAATTCCCAATATTCTTGGAATTTGTGTGTAACCAGATCCACCATTGAGAATTTTTACCGAATGAATTGGACCGGTTGTATTTTTGGAATTTGTGTAATATCTTATCTTTACATTATCCCCACCAGAATATTGTAAAACTTCTGGTATTTGATCTAAACTAATATAAAAACTTGTACTTGCAGACCCTGAAACAAAATATGTTGACTTATTATAACGGCTATCGGCAAATATTATTTGATAATCAAATTTATTTGTATTTTTAAAAATTGAATATGAATTTTTAGTTAAAGTATAATATAGAGAAGAAATGGAGTTATCGTAATAAATTCTTGCAGATCCATCAGTTCCTGGAGTTCCAGTTTTTTGAAAATTAAATTGTGAGGTTGATCCAGTAGAAACAAAACTTTTATTAAATCCTTTATCATAAAAAATATCAAAATCATATCCATTTAACGATGAATCTGATAAATCAAATAATAAATTATTATTTTTTATTGCTATTATTTGAGGATTAATTGGGTATATTGATTGACCATTTCCACCAATATTTTGGATATTTATTTCTTCTGGAGGAAAAGATATTGATTCTGAATAAGATTCGCATAATTTTATTGTATTACTATCAATTTTATTCACAAAGTAAATTCCTGTCGAAATTCCATTGCTGACATAATTTTCAGTGTCATAAAAAACTTTTTGACCAGTATAAAAATTATGTGATGATAAAGAAATAGTATTTTTTGAAACATTTATTGAAGAAGAATTAAAAGTTGTAGCATCAGTCAATAAAATGTGAAAATCAGAATTGTATTTTATTTTTACTGGTAATGATGTAGTTATTCCGCCTGAATTTAAATTTGGAACAACTTCAAGATTAATAGTATCTCCATTTTGTAATTTATGTGGATTATCTGTAATAATTTGACACCTTATTTTAGTAGATTTTCCCGATACTACTTTGTTTTGATTTTGAATTTTTTCTAATTTATAGTCGTATTGATTTGAACCATTTGATATAAAATATAGTCCTGAACTAGTTGTAGTTAAACCAACTTGAGTTACAATTCCAATAAAATCTTTTGATTTTTTAATTACGTATAATTGTTGCTCTTCATTTACTTCAGGTGGAATAGCAAACTGAGTTGAACTTGAAGAATTGGCAACATTAATAGAAGCACTTCCTACTATAGGACTAACTGATAATGAAATTAAATCATTTGTTTCAAATGGATGATCTGGTAAATAGATGCTTCTTGTTGGTATAGAAACTTGTCTAGCAAAAGATCCATAGTATTGAGTAACTAAAGTTTCTTTTCCATCCTCAGTTCCAATTCCAATTGAAAGTTGTGGGTTAAAATAGGATATAGATTTATTTTCAGAAACAAAATTTTTGGTATTTAAATTTATTTTAAATTTACAAGGTATTTCTGTTACAATTGATGATGCAGTATGGGATATTCCAATTCTATTGCGTTTACATCTTAAAAGATTATTTTCAAATATATTTAAAATAGAAAATGTTTCAGTTCCTATACTAATGCTACTACCAACACTAACATTTGGTAGTGGTTTATCTAGATAAATGTCAGTAACAACACCGACAGCATTTGCAGAATTTAAATCATTAAGTAAAGTAGAAGAAGAAATATCAACTTGTATTTTATGATTACCGTTTAACCCCTTTATAGAAGAAGTGCTTAATCCGCTAATTTGTATATTATCGCCATCTGAAAAATTGTGATTTGGTAAAATAGTTACTAATACAGAATTAGAATTGTCCCAAGTGAACACAGCATTTTCATATTGTGAATATGTTGTGTTTATCTGATCAATATTTACCCCATTATAAATGTTAGAAATTATTGCAGAAGCTCCTGATCCATCGGTATTTGAATTATCAAATATTAAATCATCACCAACACTATATCCTTCACCAGAAACTTGAACTACTAGATTTTCTACAGATCCAGATTCAACTGATTTTATTTCACATTTTTGCTTTAATCCATAATTTTTTGGTAAGAAATAATTATTAGAGTGTTCACGGTTTACTCTGTATGGAAAAGTATTTCTTAATAATTTTTTATCATCTAAATCTTCATTTTGATCTAATATAAAGTTTTGATTTGGCCTAGATCTATAAGAATTGCCAATAAAATAAGGGAAATTTGGAACTATGAGTGTTTGTGCAGATGTACTAACGTCTAATTTTGTGCTAGCAAAATATGCGTATGTTCCATTTGGGAATTCGGGTGTTTTTGTAAACCTACCATTATGTTCATCCAAATCACCAGAATCTGTAAATACATAATCTTCTACAAAAAATCCAGAAGGTAATGTATCTAAAGAAGGTCTGTTTTTAATTTTGGAAGGATCTAGATTATATCCTGTATTTAATCTAATTATTTTTGAAGAAAAACTAAAAGGATCTTCATATCCATATGGACCATATATTGGATTACCATCTTTTGCCCATCCAATTATTTTTGAATGTAATGTATTTGGATCGGGATCATTAAAATCACTTCCTTCTCTATTTGAGTAATATCCATTTACACCATAAGTTAAAGATGTTTTTTCTTTGTTTTCTAAATAAAATTCACCTGGATATCTGTAATAATCATTTACAGTTAATGACCTTACTGTAGGAACTAAAACTGCTCCTTGACCTGGGGAAGATATTACAATAGTAGAAGTTTCGTCATAACCAACACCAGAATTTAAAACTACTACGGAATCTATTAATCCATTTATTACAACAGCTCTTAATTTACAACCTAGTCCTTTACCAATTACTTCCAAATCTATAGAATTATCATATCCAGAACCTTTGTTTTGTACTTGAACTGATAATATTTTACCCCCAATAATTAATGGTTTTAGTTGAGCTCCAGACCCTCTTTTTACAGTTATTAGTGGTTTAATATTTAAATTTAATGCTGTAGATCCATAATCAGACCCTTCATCATATAGATAAACTCCTGTAACTTTTCCTCTTACTATTGGAGTTAATTCTATATTAGAACTAATGCCACTATATTCTGCGGTAACTTCTACTGTTATTTTTGGATATGAAAATATTTGATAACCACTTCCTTGAGAAACTATGTTTGCTGGTTTTCTTTTTAAGTAATTTTCTTTGCTAGATTTTGTTTCGTATTGTTCTTTTCCACCACCATCTGATAATTGAAACTCATTATCATTAATTTTTAAAACATAATACTTATTAGAAGAAGATAATCCAACAATAGGTTCCTGTTCGTATGTGTAATTAATTATATCACCATCGTTAAAATTATGACCTTTAAATGATATAATATTTGTCTGTGTTGATATCCCAGACGAATTAACTTTTAAAACTTTATGCGAATATCCTTCTCCTGGGTTTACAACTCTAATATACGATAATACTTTAATAGGATCATACACTCTAAATTTATGAATTCCATAAGTATTAACTGTCGTTAAACCAACAGTATTAACGCCACTTGTAGCATCAGAAAGAGTTGAATATAACTGAATACTTTTAGGATTTAAAACTTTTGTAAAATATATTCCACCATTAATTAAATAATTTCCACTATCCAAATTAGATCCACCAAATGGTCCTATACCAATTCCCAAATTTCCATTAGAATTGTAAACTATCTTTTCTCCATTAACTAACCCATGTTGATCTTTAAATATAAAAGAATCATTTGTAAAGTCTGTGGAACCACCAAATTCTAGAGTTTGTGCATTGAAAGATATTTCTCTATATTGTTTTTTAATAATTGGTTCAAAAACGGCATTTTTTCCATTTCCACCTCTTGCGGAAATGGAAATGATTCTTTCTATGCCAAATTGTTGTGGATCAACTAATACTTCTTTAAATTCACCAGTTACTATCAAATTAATTTTTGCCGTCGTTCCAATACCAGTGTTTGGTGCAGTAACAACAACTTCTGGTGGATTAATAACGTCATAATTAAATCCTGGATTAGAAACATCAATTCTTTCTAATGGTCCATAATAAACTCTATCAGTAGATTTATAATTTATTATGTCAACTCCATTAATTAAAGATCCTATAACACCAGGTTCAGTAATTGAATTTTCTTCTGATAAATTAAAAGATTGATTTAAAATAATATTTTTTAAAGAATTTGATGGACTTAAAATTTGAGATGCATGTTGAATAAGGACAAATCGATGCGTTCCAATCTCAGTATTTTTATCAAATCTTAAAAAGTCTTTTACTGGTAAGAATGAAATAGCAGAATACAATCTTATTTTGTTTCTTTGAGGTAAAACCTCAACATAAAATTCAGAATTATCCTCAAGTCCATTTATTGGTGAACTTGTAGTATAAAAATACTTTACTACATCACCAGTTAAAAAGGGAACTTCATCAGCAAATGATAAAATCGTATACTTTCCTCCCAACAAACCATCAAAAAATTGATTTGCGTCTTGCGAATTATTAATTGTTTTTGAAGATTCTTTTATGTTTAACGAGATTTGCCTTGACGGCAAAGAGTTAGAAGCAACATACATATTATCGTTGTAAATGTATGTATTTTGTACATTTGCTAGTACATTGGGATATTTGATAGGTATAGTAGAACTAGAAGAATAATTATATCTTCTACGTATAGCTATTTTTTGCTGCGGCAAAATTCCAGATATTGGAGTATCTAAAATTACTTGTTTTCCAGAAATAGAGTTAACGACGACATTACTCAACACTGTCATTTCAGTGTCTTTTAAAAGTATATCAACAAAATCTTTTACTTTTAAACTAGTATCATTTGGTTCTTCATAAAGATTTATTACTGGACTTCCTAGAGAAAATAATTGAATATCATAACTACTTCTAATATTATAAATCCAAGAATTAAAAGCGTATTCTTTTAATGTTTTATCTTGAATATCAAATCTAACGTCTTCACCAAATTCTCCAAGTTCAACAGTACTATCGGATCTTAATAAATTAAAATTTTCTATTCCTTCAACATCGTATAAAGATCCTATGACAATGAATTCTATTTTTTTGGAAATATCACCATTTTCATAACCATAAACTACATAATCTTTAAAATATAAATCTTTTCCCGAATTTATAGGTTTTAAAACTCCACCACAACCATAAAGTTGATTGACACTCTTACTTTGATAAGATATTTCCTGCCCATCGCACACAAATGTTCCAGAATTATTAAATCCGACAGTTGAGTCAACTGTAATAGTTGATGATCCTATAGAAACAAAATCAGTTACTTTAGTTTTTGGTGTAATTCTAAAATTTCCTTCAATCAAATCATCATCACCATATCCATAAAATAAATGAATTTTATAAACAGTTTTATTGTTTTTTGTTGATATATCTACTCTAGATACTGGACCAGAAAAAGTTCCATCATTACTTCTTATTTGCTGACCGACTAATTTGAATGGATCTGCGCCATTTGTTATTAAATCGCAAACAACAATACTTCTTCTTAAGTATTCAGCGTCCGATGGTTTTAATAAGTAATCTTCTAAATTTATAATTTTTGGAGTTTCATTATATAAAACTTTAAAAAGAATTTTTATTGATTCGTCAGTTCCTTTTGTTTGATAAAAAGATTTTATTTTTGATATGAAATTGTTAATATTTAAATCTGGGTGAAATTCAAAATCTTCAAATCCAGGAGCAAAAATATTTTTTAACTTTTTATAAAACTCTCTTAAAAATAAAGAACTTAAATTCGTGACAGTTGCACCAGATTTGTGAGAACTTGCTTTTGAGGATGAAAAAACCAAATCCTCAATACTTTCACTATCATTAAAAGATGTTATTCCCGAAAATCCACGAAAACAGTTTACAAAGGTATTATTTTGTATTTCTTCGTATGTAATTATTTCATCATCAATCTTAAATAATCCATATTTTTCTGGAAATCCTTTAGTTGATGAAACAGTTATTGTTTTTGAATCTGCAGATAAATTCGAAGAAAGAATAATTTTTTCATCAATTAATTTTTCATTTAAGTAATCAAAATTTAAATACTGATCTAAATTTTCTATTATATCAACAGGTGCTCCCTCAAATTCTTGAGAAATATAATATTGACGTAAAAATTCTAAGAATTTAGGATTTTCTTCTAAGATAAATTCTGGTATTTGACTGCCAATAATTTGATTTATCTTTATTCTTTTCTCAAAATTTGTCGATATCATATTACCTCGTTATTTTACCGTTTGAATAACTTGAAGTTACTGGAAAATCAATTCCTGAAGTTTGTTCACCAGAAACAATAGTATCTCTTAGCATATTTATGTTACTTGCACTAGTATTAACGTCAAAAATAACATATAAATCTTTCAATCCTATTACATCATTAGACTCAGGATATGCCTGAACTTCTATAATTCCATTTTCTAATGCTGTTGATGTTATATTAATGGTATTAATTAATATTTCTCCAGTTTTATAATCAACAGTACCTATTGATTTTTTAACAATTTGGAATGTTTTTAAATCTTCCAATGGTTTAACTATTGTCAATTCTCCAATATCATTTGTTGATGCAACATCAACAAAAAAACATGTTCCAGTTTCACCTAAAACTGTAAAACCAGTGCTTTTGATATTATATTTTCCTATTTCTTTATGAAATTGATTTCCGAAACACAATTCATATTGTGCAAAATTATTCAAAACGCAATTTAAATTACGTCTCATTTTAACTTTAGTGATATTAGATGTTATTGTTGAATCTACATTATCAATCAACTGAACAACTTTACTATATCTAAATCTACCCGATAGTTTTGAAGAATTTATAGATTTTGCATAAGTTTCCAAAGAAGTTAATATTTTCTCTTTTAATGATGACGGATTTAAAACTTTATTTGAATTATAATAAACGGAACTATCAATTTCAACGTAAATAACTTTAAGATCCATTATGTGATGATTTATTCCTATTACGGAATAATTTTTTATTTTTTTTAATATATCACTTTTTGTAAAATCTGATAATCTATAAGAGTCTTTTGGTTTAATGCTTATAAAAACATTTCCATATTGTGGAGGGTCCATTGATTCTCCACCAATTACAGTTACAGCTTCTGCCTCTGGATATACGTATTTTATTAAAGATTCGTAGTCGACAGAAGTAACTGCTCTATACTGTGACGAATATAATCTTGGGGCAAAATATTTTATTGAATCGATTGTTTCTAAATCAGAACCACCTGTGGCATCAGAAACAGTTGTAATTGAAATTGGAGAAGTTGGTGTTTGAATTTGATCTAAATTATTAGTTAAAATTCCAGCAAACGAAAATAATGATGGACCATTACCATCTTTACCATCGGTAATAATATAACTAATATCAATAGTCGATCCACCTTCTAGTTTTTTACCTAATATTCCATCTCCAAATATAATTTGATATTGATTATCTTCTATTTCCTGTATTAAATAAATTTCAGAAGAACTATTAATTTCTGTAATATTATCGACCATTTTATATTCAACACCATTTACTCTAACAACGATGGTGCTAGTATCAATATTTGAATTATTTAAAATGAATTTATAATCTGCTGAAGAAACATTAGAAAATTGTTGCGTTATTAAATTTCCCTGATAAACTTCTATATTATTAAAAGAAGCTATTGCAGAATTTGGATTAACTGTTGTTATTATATTTGATGGTATCGAAAATACATAAGAAGTATTATCGGTTGGGGCAATACAAACTAATCCAGATTTGAGTATAATTTGTGTTGGTGCAGTAACTGGTGATCCAAGATTGACATTAAATGATATTACTGCTTTTGCACATTTCCTTGATCTAGGAACATACCCTACATTTCTTGCCAAAGAGACTACATTTTCTCTTACGGTTGCAGAATCTAAAAAAGATTCATTGGATATCATATTGGCATTAAAAGCCGTTATATAGGTATTATACGCTAAAATGTCTATTAAAACTGAAAAATTAGATCCCTCAAAATCAAAATCCGTAAAATTAGAATTTGTTCTGAGATAATCTTTTATAGACGTTTTAATTTGATCGAAATCTAAATTGGCAAATCTGGTAAAAGGCATTTTATCTAATTGCCTCTAGGATGTAATTGAATATTTGTTTTGGTGTATTTTCACCAATAATTTTAAAATAAACAATAATTTCAAATGAATTCAAATCTGGATATGGTGTAACTTCAACTTCAATATCAGTCACTCTTGGTTCAAAATTAGTTATAGCAATTTCTATATAATTTTGCAATATAGAAGCAGTACCAAAATCTATAAATTCAAATAAACTGGGGTTTACTTGAGATCCAAACAAAGGATTAAAAAATCTTTCAGATGGAATTGTTTGTATAATGTTTTTTATAGACTTTTTAATTGCAGTTTCATTAGTCAAAACGAGAATATCTTTGGTAACTGGGTGCATATCAAAAGATAAACTAATATCTTTAAATCCTTTTGATATTCTCGTTATTGCCATTAAAATATTAGATGATGTACTTTTTTTTATTTATACTAGGTCCATGGACGTCCGTAAATTGGCTCTGTTCCATAATTCCAATCATCATAATCTACATCATTTCTTATAGATTTGTGGGAATTTTCCGATAAATTGAATTTATTTTTTCCAATTTCATCGTGCATGATTTCCTGAATTACTTTTTTCTTTTCTGGAGAGGAATTGTAATCAGTAACCAATTTTGTGGTGCCCCACATTTGATGCATGTAGTTTTGATCTCTATCTACTGGTAAATTTGACATTTTAGCTCCTGTTTTTTGGTAAAAACAGAACTTTTTTTGGAAGGAGGTTGCTATCTCCCCTACCAGTATTTAACGATACAAGTATCTTAACTTATAATTATCAGAATTTAAGTATTTTAACAGTTCAATAGCAATTAATTTTGGATTTCCTTCGCCGCAGGTGTAAACATCTATTGCCAAACACCCATTTTCAGGCCATGTATGGCAAGAAACGTGACTTTCTGCGAGAGAAATCACGATTGTACACCCTTGAGGTACGAAACAATGTGAAAAAATGTTCAAAATAGTCATTTTTGCACGATTAATGCCCCTTTCCATTGCTTCTTGGAGAGATATGGCATCATTAATGAGGTTAGAATCGACATCATACACTTCAAGAAGAAGGTGATTTCCCATTGAAAACTGTTTCAATTCAATTTTGATAAAAAATTATTTATTTCTAATATTTTGAACCATTTCGTAGTCTTTTTCCAAGATTTTTTTTAGGTATTCATCGTCCCAAAGATCATAATATCCAGTTTTTGCTAAAATTTTTCTCATTTTAGTCAAAAATTGTTCATTTTGATATAATATTAGGTTATGAAGTCCATTATTTGTTTGAACACCGTTAATAAAACTTACTTCATCTCTAAAATCATCAAAAAATTTGTATTTTGGATACAATTCATTCAATTCTTGAATTTTTTGATATCCATAATCTATATCCAAATCATCTTCAACTACAAAAATAACGACACCAAACTCTTCATCAAGAGGTTTGATATCGTCAATTGAACAATTTATAATTTTATATGTATTTGTTTTTGCAAAAGGGCATATCGAGAAACCTTTGAGGTCTGGATGGGATTTTTTTAGTTTATCAATCCACTCCTCAAGGTCATCAATCATCCTTTACCTTGACCTCTATACTTTTTACGAGCCTTATTGCGAGACGTGGCAGCATACTTGGTGCCATCCCCATCTCCCTGCCTTGTTTTCTTCGGAGGTCCAGGAATATAAGACGTGCGCTTATTCAGACCACCTTTTACTTTTACTGCCATAATTAATCTCCTACGATTTCAGTTTGTATTTCAGATGGATTTGGAGAACCTGTCTTATAATATTGAAATGACAGGTCCTCCAAGATGTCGAAAAATTCTTGCTCTGTTAGATTAGTGTAGATTTTACGTCCTCTACACAGAATATTGTATTTTTCGTCAGATTTGTTAGACATCAAATAACTCTTGTTTTTTCGTGACCAACTCGTACACGTGGATCGCACCAGATTTCAAATCCTGCTTCTTTTGCATCTAAACAGAAACTGACATCTTCTCCACACATATCTTGAACTTCGCCAGATTCAAAAACTTGCATCTTGGGTGCAAACCAAGGATACTTCATTTCAGAATTTTCAAATACTCCGTGCTTAATCAGTAACCAACCAAATCCCGTATAATCAACAGTAAATGGTTTGCGGCGCTTGGAGATTGTTTCGAGAGTTTCGTGATTCATGACTCCACCATTACCACGAAAATCTTCTTCATCTAACCAATGTGCAACGGATGTAGTCATACCATCTTCGGTACAATACCACCCAGCAGCAATATCTTTGTCCATTAAGACTAACTGATAAAATTTTTCAGTGTTGAATACAATATCAGAGTCAATCCAAAGTTGCCAATCATAATTTAATTTTCCATCCCAAGGAAGTTGATCAGGTCCACGAAGAACGTTTGCCCCCAAACACTTACAACGGGCAAAATTCACCATGGAACTATAATCTTGAGAAATTTGAATACTTGCCCCGTTCTGCACGAGATCGAAGCACATCTGCACGAAATTCTTCAAGAATGTATAAGAAACTCCTCTACCAGGAAGACAAAAAACAATTGATTTCCCACGAATAATTTCTCTTGCCTTTTCGTAATCAAATTCTGGTTCTGATGAAGTTGAGGCAACTGGTGCCTTTGCTTTTACGGTAAATCCTTTAGACATAATAGGAATAATTTTACTTCAGTATCATACAGTATTATGTATAAAATGTCAATTTCTCTAATTTTTGTTTTCTTTCAAAATTATTTCATCTCCGTCGATCTTTAATTTTATTTCAGTATCTTCGTACCATGAAAATTCATTCACAATCCACTCGGGAATTATCACATAATACTGTCCACTCACAGGATCAACTTGCAATAACTGGCAGTCCTCTTCAAAGTTCTTCTTCATTCCATTCTTTTTTACATTTTGTTTTATATAGTATATTTTAAAATTATAAGCGACCTGTGGGGGAATTTTTTATGGGGGAAATTTTTTTGGTTTGAGAGTATTATAAGTCTCATTTGGGTAACACTTTATAGATTAGGGGATCCATCGCTTTTAAGCCCACGCCCGCCGCCATAACGATACCGTTATACCATAATACTGCCATTTAGCACGAACGAACGGCATCACGCTAGCGTTATACTGTGATATGCCACGAACGAATGAAGGGGGGCGGTGTGCCCCCCGTGCCGTCACTTCACGTCGCCCAGGGCGCTGTTGGCGGTGCTCATGCGGGTGGCGCTGCTGCCTGCTGCTCCGCCGTGAGTGCGAACGCGGGTGCTGCCGCCCTTGATCTGGTTTGCCCAGCGGTTGGCGCGGGTGCCGTGCGCCACGGGCAGGCGGGTGATGGTGAACTGGATGCCGTCGATGGTGGTGCTGGTCATGGTCGGTTGCGGTGTGCTCTGGAATTCTACAGGGTGGAGGGGAGGGGGTCAACCCTCCCCGCAGGGGTCAGAAGTTGTCTGCCACGTCCCAGCGAACCACCTGCAGGTCGGGGTTGAGGCGGGCGCAGATGTCCCATGCCTCTTGAGCGGTGGGTGCCATGTAGGCGAGGATCTCATGGCGCTGGCGGCGGGTGTTCCAACCGCTGAACAGGAAGCTGTGCTCCTGCTCCTCAGCGAACACGTCCTCCCAATCCTGCTCGGTGGGGATGTATGCCTCGTCGATCTGCTGCTGCTCGGTGAAGGCGGTGGTCATGGCGTTCAGGTGTGGAACTTGTTCAGTATAGCAGGTCGGGGGCACCCGTCAAGGTGCCCCGTAGGGAATCAGTATCCCAACCAGGTCAGCAGTTCGCCAGCGTCGATGCCGTCGATGCCCCAGCGGTCAGCGGTGCCGTACTCCTGCAGGAACTCATTCACGCTGCCGTGAAGGTCGGCAGCATACAGGGCGTCGTCATAGGTGATGCACCCGCAGTCGTCAGCGATGTGCAGCAGTTGCTCGGTGAAGGTCTCAGGCATGGTTCCCTTGCGGTGTACTCCAGAATTCTACAGGATGGGTGGGGCACCCGTCAAGGTGCCCCGTAGGGGTCACCAGAGCAGGTCAGCGATTGCTTCCAGGCGCTGCTGGCGGGATACCAGCTCCTTCAGGATGGCCCGCTCCTCCTTGGCGGTGGGGTTGCCTTCCCACAGCCACTCCTCCAGTTGGAAGGAGGTCAGGTCGTCGAAGGCGGTGGCGATGGTTCCGTCCAGCATGGGGTGGGGTGCGGTTTGCTCTGGAATTCTACAGGGTGGAGGGGAGGGGGTCAACCCTCCAGGGGCACCACGTCGTCGGCGTAGCGTTCGGCGTAACGTGCTGCCCACCAGTACCCTTCGGCAGGGTTGATCTGTCCAGCGAAGCGATCCTGGGGGGCATCGTCAGTCTTACGGGTCACCCACATCGTTTCGCGGGTCTGGAGGTCGGAGCACTGTGAGAAGATCGCCATGGTGAGGGGGGTGTCGGTTGCTTGGGTACTGTAGCAGGTCAGCGGTGCTCACCACACCAGGCAGGGTCGGCATTGCACATAGCGTCTGCCATACGCTCCTGGTGATCGTTGACCGTTGCCTGGGCGGAGTTGTGAACAGCAGTGCCGATGATCAGGGTCAGAGCGGCGAAGGCGGCAGGCAGAATGCGGATCATGGGGATGGGGTGTCGGTTGCTTGGGTACTGTAGCAGGTCAGAAGTGAACTGCCCAGTTCGGATCGGTCAGGCAGTTCACCCAGGCGCACCAGGTGCCGTTGCTGCTCACGCAAAACAGGTCGTTGCCCTGGCGCTGCTCAACCACCACCACGGGGTCGCCTGCCATCTGGTTTGCCAGGCGGTTCTTCGCCTTGCTGGAGATGGGGGTCAGGGTCACGGTCATCGGATCGGTTGCGGTTGAGAGAACTGTAGTCTATGGGTGGGGAGGGAGTCAACCCTCCCCGTAGGGTTCAATGCCTCAAGCGGCACTGAGAGTTTGCTCTACCCACTCATCGAACTGAGTGATGAGAATCGCACACACTTTCGGGTATGCTTTCTGAAATTCGGATTTGATACCCATCTCAAGGGCAATCTTGCGCGCTTCGGTGTATTCCATACGTCCAAGCTGTGCCAGGGTGGGATACACTCCACGGGCGATCATCGCTTCGATTTCGGCGTTGGTGAGGATGGTGGTCATGGTGCTGGTGGGATTGTGGGGGGTCCGTTTGCCCCCCGATGACAT